GTGCCAGATAGGAAAGTGAACTGTAGCAGAACCACCTCTGATGCCGTTTTGAGTGCAGCATCGGACAGTTGCCTCAAACTTCTTAAGGAAGGGGACAACGCCTGTGTGTTGTACCTCTCCACCTCGGATTTTAGCGTTGATACCACGGATTCTACCCGCGTTGATACCGATACCAGCCCTTTGTGCGACATATTTACCAATAGCCATATCGCTGCTAAAGATACTATCGAGGGTGTCATCAACATCAACGAGAACACAAGATGCATATTGACGAAGTGGGGTTCGCACTCCTGCCATAATCGGTGTTGGGATGTTGATTTTGTGCTTGCTGATTGCGTCATAATACTTCTTAACGTAATCTAAACGTGTTTCTTTTGGATATTTTGAGAAGATAGTAGCGGCAATCAAAAGGTACATAAATTGTGGCGTCTCATAGAGAGCACCAGAACTCCTATCCTGAACTAGATACTTATCAACTACTTGACGAAGACCTGCATAAGTGAACAGATAATCACGCTCATGGTCAATAAAAGATTGAAGTCTATCAAACTCCTCATCATTATAAAGGTCAAGAATTTCTGCATCATACACTCCTCTACCAACACAACGCTCTACGTGTTGCTTGACAGTTGGACACTCGTGCATACGACCGAACAACTGCTTGCGGAGAGCGAACAGAAGGAGGCGAGCAGCAACGAACTGATAGTTGGGGTGGTCGAGGTCAATCAAATCGCTTGCAGAGCGAATTAGAATCTCCTGAACCTCTGCCGTGGTAATGCCATCATAAAATTGGATACCAGACTGCATTTCAACTTGAGATGCGGATACTCCTGCCAGGTCCTTACAAGCCTCCTCAACCATCAAATGAAGTTTATTCAAGTCAAGACTTTCAATCGACCCGTTTCTTTTAATAACCTTTGTTCCGTTGCTCATACTTTCTTCCATTCGTTAAACTTTACTTTTGCTTCTAAACCTGAGTGTGTATTTGATTTTAACACATCCATAACATTAAGTCCAGCAATAACCATATCATTAATATCTTTTTGTTGGATATTTCTTGGCCAAATAACTACCTCTTCTCCACGATCAATTGTCTTTGAGATTCTGTTGATAATTTCTCTATTTCGTGGTTCGTTATCATAAACCCAAACAACCCGATTAAAACCGAAATTACTGATATCAGCATCAGCTCCACACATAGCAATTGAGTTGCGAACGAACGTGCTGTCAAATGGCCCTTCGGTAACATAAACGGTTTCATTTTTTTTAATAGTATTAAGTCCATAAATTTTTGGAGCATTCTCACTCAACATCACGGTAATATATTTAACAGACTTTGGAATGAGTGATCTTCCTTGGAACCCAATAAGATTATGGTCAAAATCATATAATGGTATAACTATACGCGATTCCTCATTGTCAGTGCTAGAAAAGGTTTGTTTTTGACTGTTTACCCACTCTTTAAATTTGTGTGCAAAATAAAACTTTTCTGGATCGAGTTTTCTATTTTCCAAATATGACTTTGCAACATTATTTGTTGATGCTTTTGGTAAGTCTAATTTTTTAGAAAAGGATGGTTTAGAGAATTCAAATTTTGGTTCTTCTACAACAAAGTTCTTACCAGTATATCCTTCCTTAAACTTCTCTAGAGTATATTGCTTATGAAGTACTGGATCTAGTTCTTTGAGGAAATTATTAAAAGATAAACTTGCTCCACAATTATGACACTTAAAGTTCGTATTCACCTTTACGGCGTACAAATATCCCCGTGCCTTGCTTTTATTTTTTTGAGAATCTCCACAAAGAGGACAACGGAAGTTGTAGAGATCCGATTTTACCCTCTTAAATTTTTGTAGGCGTGACGAAACTAATCCAATGTACTTGGAATCAATCAAATCCATTATGAAGGCACTATTTTGCTCTTTCTATTCTAATCTGTTCTGAGTCTGGTGTCAAGACATCCACCACCATACTTGACTGTGAAAATGCGAATGAAACTATTACTAAAGCACCTACAACTAACCAACGAAACTTTGTTACGTCATCAACCTTTTTATCTACTGTCTCTATGCGACCATCTATCTTTTTTTCTAATGATTCAAATCTTTCGATTACTCTATTATGCTCTTCGGTATTTTTATCTTCCATCAATCGAATTCTACTAAAAATTACTTCATCATTCTTATTATTATTGTCCAATTTTTCCTCATGAACTGCCAACATCTTTGATATGTTTTGACTCGTTTGTCCCATTATCTGAATGGCCTCATCTATTTTTTTCATCATAGCCTCATAGGAAGTAAGACGTTCTTCAAGAACTGCAATTTTTGTTTCGTTGGATGATTTGCTAAACATTTTTTTTATTTGTATAAGATTTGTATTCCCACGAAACAAATGCTTTAGAGATTTTATTAATATTTATTTTTTCTTCGACTTGGTTTTTTGAATATTTTTACGATATGCAACAGGAAGTCTTCGCATTATCTTGGATCGCCCATCAAGAAGATTATCATAACCAGCAACAGGACCTTTAGGATCCGCTGAAGAAGTGAATCCACCAGATCCGACTACCATACCACCTTCCTCTTTTAGTGAGCGAACAATATTAATTAATTTTTCTAACTTATCCATTAAATTGATTGCAATTGAGATAGGCACTCAGAATCTTCCTGAATATCATGAATATTAGTTTTTGGATATTCCGGAATACGATTCAAAAATATTAAAAAACTTTTTATTATTGGCCAAAGATCTTGTTCCAAATTATAAAATAAAAGTGGAATAGTGGCATCATTAAAAACATTAAATAGCAAAGTTAAATGATTCAAAATTAAATGAATTTTTAAGACGCCAGTATTCTTATACCTTTTAAGTAGTCTTTTTATATATTTTATTCTTTTTAAATCGTCCTCAAAATCTTCCTTAGTTACTGACTGAGGATTATCATAGAATTTTATAGCAAAAAGCATATAATTGCTTTCGTTCAATTCATCAAATCTCATATTATCATGCAGTTACTGTGAGTTTGATTGGGCTAGAAGTTGCGGTTGCTCCACCATCGGCAGTAACAACAACACGATAGTTGTAGTTATTGTTACCAGTTGTTGCATTAGTAATTGAAGTACTGATTCCAGTTGCTCCAGAAATATTGTTATAAACAACGCCATTAGCAGTTGTGGACTTCTGCCACTGGTATGAAAGAACTGTATCTGGATAAGAAGAAGCAGAAACAGTTAGCGTTACGGTTGTTCCAACTCCAACTGCTGCACTAGGAGATGCTGTTACTCCAGCAATAGTGATTCTAAAGTCGGGAAGAATAGTATCATCTAAAGCATCACCAGCAGCAGTATATGATGAAGTTCCTGTAGTGATACCCGAGAAGGCAACTAGAGTTTCCGATTTAACTCTTAGATTTCCATTGGTATCATTATAAGTTTTAATTCCAACCCATCCAGCATGAGTTACGGCATATTGAGTATCAACTGCTGCAGATGCTTCATAAACATCAACACCATAAACCTTATTATCAGATGATGTAGAAGTTCTAGAATAATTAGAATCCTGCATTAGATATACAGGTTTTTGTGACATAGTATAAGCAACTCCCGAAATCGTGGTATTCAGAAGGAATTGCGTACTTGCGATTGATATTACAGTTTCCGAAGTGACGGCAGAAACAACTGCCTCACCAAAAGTTCCACCAGCACCAACAGTAATTACGGTTCCAGTAGTAATTCCAGCTGATCTAAATGATGTTCCAGTTCCAGTAACAGTCTTATTTGCAAGACTAACTACTACTGTACCAGGAGAATAAATACCGTCTGATTTTCCCCAGAGTGCCATTCTTTTTACCTATAAAGTTCTTTATTATAATGATATTTATAAAAAAAGGAGACCTTGATATTCAGGTCTCCTTTATATTAACTTAACTTAATTCAGGGAGTAGGGTCTTGTGCTCCCTTATCCTTTAATACCTTTTGTACTTGAAGAAGAACAAATGATACAAGTCCGTTTGATTTGACTTGTGGAACCGCTCCTAAAAGTTCGGAAACGATCAAAAGAATGGTGGCAAGTGCGGCTTCGTTAGCCATAATCCAAGCCCAAATAAGTCCTACAGACATAATTTACCTCGTGTGAAGAGTTCTGTCTTATTTAGGAATTATCTGCCTTTATTTCTTGCTTCTCTTGCTAGGTTTCTTGCTAATTGTGCTTTAGCTTTTTTTGCAGATGCTTCTGCTGCTGCATCTTCTTCCTTTTTTTGTTGCGGTGTAGCAGAACCCCTATAACGGTTTCTTCCATCATTTCTATCTCTTCCACCAAGACTTCTAAATTCACCTCTCTCCTCATCAACTAATTCACCTTCTGGTTCATAAGACATTCCTAGTTGATTTAGTTTCTTTACCTGCCTGTTCTTCATTGCCTCAGCAGATTTTTTCGCCCCACCAATTGCTTTCAAACCAAGGGCACCTGCTCCTGCTGCCAAACCAGCTCTTAATGCCAGTCCGCCAAATGGACCCAGTTCATCAATCTGCTCACCTTCGGGTTCATAAGATGCCTTAATTCCCATTAGACCAAGAGAAGTTCTTGCACGATCCTTCATAGTTTTCATCTGTCTTGGATCTATCTCCTTTCCAGATTTTTTATCAGAATCACACGACATTTCTTCCTTTACTTTTTCAGGAAGACCCTCGTGCTTAGTTTTGGCAAAATCACGAAGTTTTTTCTCACCCATCTTTGCCATCTTTTTAACTTCTTCACTTGCATCAGGCATATCACCTCTCAAATAAGCAAGTGCCATTCCCGCAAGTTGCTGTTGATTTTGACTTGCTGCCTTCTCCTGAAGAGAATGAACCTTACTCAAAAATCTTTCGTAGGAACTTTCCTGAACCTTCATTTCAGGATAAACTTCACACTTATTCTTTTTATTCCCCTTCAGTACATCAATTTTTTCATCGCCCTTTTTGTTTTTTTTTACTTCACCAATAAATTCAACTTCCTCTTTACGAGTTGCAATTGCACCTCCGACTGCTTCTCTTCTCTTCTTAAGGTAAGAATCTTGCTTATCAACCTTACCATCATTATTAACATCAGAATCTTCCTTACCTACAGGGTCCAATCCCTTACCAGAAGTTGCTTTTGCAGTCTGCTCTCCCTGTTTCTTCTCACCTTCATATGGAGTTCCATATTCAGTCATTTCAACTGACTTAATATTTGAATTTGAACGAAGTTGGTTAATTTTTTCACGAGTTGCATAACGAACATATGATCTACCAGTATTCTTATCAGTAACTCTTACTTTATATTTTCTCTCATCCATTTCTGCAAGTGTATTCAGATATTCGGATGATACAATTATACTTTCATCCTCTTTCTTTTCCACAAATACTTTAAATAAAGAATTTGATAGACTTTCTGCAACCATATCATCAATACCCTGCAGATAATCTTCCCCCAGTAACATTTGCTTTGCTCTCAATTTAACTGGAGCAGGAGCACTTGATTTCTGAAGTTGTTGAAGATATGCCCTTTGAACAGACGCAGGATCGGTCTTTCCACCTTTAAAGGTCTGTTTTACTTTATATCTGGTGTCATAGGCAAGTTGTCTTGCCTGTTTTTCAATTTTTTCTTTGGCACCAGCAGGACCAGCAGCAACAGGAGCGGGTGCTTCTTCAAAAATTTCTTTATTATTCATTGGAAGATTCTTTTAATACTTACTTTTTCCTATTCTTATTTATGAATGACTGAATTTTCTCTTTAGCAGAAAGTCCCTGAACATACTCTCGATAAGAATCGGTTCCAACTTCTCTTTGATTTGCAGGAACACCTGAAACATTCGTAACCTTTTCCATAACATCTTTAATCCAAGATTTGAACATAATATTATCTTCGGTAACACAAATTAGATAATTAGTTCCACGACGAATAATACGTCCAACTAATCCAGTGTTAAGATTTTCTACCAACTGCCCAACAGTGAAAATCTTTTCAGTAACGTAATTCTCACGAAGATTTTTCCAATCAAATTTGGGAGCAATCTGCCAGACTTCAACTACTTCATCCTTAATTCCCATTGATTGGCGAACCATATTAAATATTTCCATTGCTCTCTTTCTTGGAAGTTCTGGGGGCATTCCAGAGCGGAAAGTTTTAAAATCATTCTCTGCTACGGCAAGTCTCATTCTTGATGCAGAAAGACCTTCAACACCTTCAGAATCTGGGTCTCTATCACCAGCAGATACTACCTCAATATTATCAAATTGATACAGGTTATTGTTATAACTATTTGCAAGTTTGTCAAATTCCTTGACTCTATCGGCACCACCAACAATTCTTACATTAGCATATCCATCATTGTGCGCCTTTTTAAGAACATCAAAGATCGTTTTAGTGTTCCCATCATTCACAATTCTTTCACTGTGATTTGGGAACATCTGTCTCATTATTGATACTTTTGTATCGGCATCCAATGGATTTTTCTTTTTATCCTGACTACGTGAGGGGACAATCATATAATCACTACCCTCCTGCTCGGCAGAAGCAGCAGCGGTGTCCATAAGTTGAAGGTGCCCCAAGTGAGGAGGATTGAAGCGGCCAAAAGCAATTGTAAGAGTTCCCTTCGTCTTTTCTACTGGTAAGAAGTTTTGTGGGGGTGCTTCTTGTGCTGCTGCCTGCTGCTCAGGGGGAGCCTGCTGTTCTGGTGGAACCTGCTGTTGCTGAAGGGCAGGATCTACAAAATTTGGATCAGAAATATTTTTTTCTTTTGGAGTTTGTGCTGGATCTTTTCCAGGAGTATTTTGCCTCTTATTGAAGAAGACTAACCTCCCCTTTTCAGTTTTCGCCACAAATTCACCATCCTTATACCAACCTCCGTGTCCATCACCTTTAAGGTTCATACGGGCAGCTTGTTGGGATGCAGTTGAGGTTACTTCGGATAAAAACTGGAAAAATGATTTCATTTGTTGGTATTTCTTTTCTTACAAAGTTCAATTGTTATTATATTTTTATTTACAATAATGTACTGTAATGCACTTTGTCTAATCTTAATATATTTATCCTTTATCGATTGCTGTTTAGTTTGTTTGATTTTATCTTCTATTTTGGCGTAAAAATATGCTAAAAAATTTTCAAAAGTTTTATCGGAAGAAACTTTTATAAATTCTTTTACAATTGGGTTTAAAAAATATTTAACTTCTCTCATACTCCAATATTATTTAATTTGGGGTCAAAGTCATTTGGTTGATAAAATATCTTATCAGTTTCAATCATCAATTTCATTTCCTTAATTTCTGCAGATTCAGGTCCAATAATGCTAGAACGATTTTTAAATCTTAAGTAAAAAAGTGGTTTATTTAATTCTGAAATATAGAATTGAATTTTTTCTCCCGTTTTCCTAACCTCTAGGTCTGGATATCTTTCTTGAAGAGCATTAATATACTGTGGACTAGATTCTTTGATTATCCTAGGAGAAATGCTCACAACTTGGGCATAATCTGATCCAAATGCAGAATTTTTAAGTAACTGCCAGGCAAGTTGCGATCCAACTCTTCCACTAGCAGAAAATTTTTGATTCATTCCTTTTAAAACTGCATCATATAATTTTTTAGTATAAACAACTTTTTGATATTTTTGTTGTGGGGATCTGGCAACCTCATCAAGGAATTGATAATCTCTTGGATTTATACCAAGATTAAAAGTTTCAGAAACTCTTAATAATGATTTATGAGGACTTTCATTAGATAAAGTTTTACTTGGTGTTGTTCCTGCTTTCAGAGAAAAATTTAAGTTCTGATTTGAAAGAGCGGGTTTTCCATTGATCATAATAGTGACCATAACATCACCCTTAATATCACCACCGGTTTGTTCTCCGGCAACACCATCAGCAATTACATCAATTTTAACAACGTCTGGTTTTTGATTTAATAGATATTCATTTTTAGCTTCCGTTAATAGTTTCTTATATCTTGCAGCATTTTGAACTACAGATCCTATTAGTCTTTGTATTACACTTTCTTTTGTATTTTCAAAATATTTTTTACCATAGGCACTTCCCGCCTCACCTAATTTCAGATTAACAACCAAATTAACCTCAACATTATCAACTGCATATTTCCCTATTCTCTGCTTTCCCCTAAACAACCTCTTCTTAAAAGATCCAGTATTAAAATTAATTTGTCTTCTAATTGAATTAACTTGCCCTGCGGTTAATTGCCTACTCGGCAGATCACTTTCACATAAAATCAATCCAATAGCAATGGCAAATATACCCTCCATTACTGATCCAAGATTTACTGCCTTCGACATTGGAAATTACAGTCTTATATTATAAGGTATTTAGTGCCCAAGAGAGGACTCGAACCTCCACATCTTACGATATATGCTCCTAAGGCATACGTGGCTACCATTACACCACTTGGGCAGAGTGGAGAATAGCGGACTCGAACCGCTGACATCCTGCTTGCAAAGCAGGCGCTCTACCAACTGAGCTAATTCCCCAATAAAACCCCGAAGGGTTATTTATTCATTCTAATGCAGAACCAATTTTTTCATCAAGATCTACAATTACAGAACGAATATCAGAAATACGAGGAGGAACAGAAACCTCATCATAAGTATAACCTTTCTGATTTTCAAAAAGAATTTGACGAACTGCAGCGGCAGTACGCACGTCCATTTTAATAGATACGGATTTAGTCATCAGATGTCTCCCTCTTCACGATTTTCACTATAATACACATCAAAGAACCCATCAGGATAACGCTTCATCAGTTTATCAATATTAGTTTGAATCACTTCATCAAAAGAAACTTCAAGAGCAATACACGCCTGAGCAACATACCACATAGTATCACCGAGTTCTTTGATAAGGTGAGTACGGGTTTCATCATTCCAGGATTTGCCTTGGAAGACCATTTTCTTTACAATCTCCATAAACTCACCACCTTCAGCATTAATACCAACAGCGGCAGTCAGAAGACGTTCAATATTAGCACCTTTCTCATCCAACTGAACCATACGGTCAGAAAGAGCAAGGAAATCTTTGGATGCATCAGAAGTTACGGCATCCACAAAGTTTTGATATTTATCAAAGTCAACTCGTTGTGTCATGAAAATTTAAATCCCTCAAATGATTTTTTTGGTTTCTTTTCTTCGTAATTATACTCCTCTTCTTGCCCACTGTCAAGTATGTCTTTTTGAGCAGACTGCTCGCAATCATAAAGACGCATTTTAGCACGGTCAATACCAATCACAAACTTCTTGTTCATTGTAGGATCATTATAACGATTCTTAAGTTGTTTAACTAAAATCTGACCCAACTCTTCCAACTCTTCAGTGCTAATAAGGGCAAACATAAGATCAGCAGTAGCAGGAAGACCAAAGGATTCACTAGTATCAGTAAGTTCAACATCAGAGTTCCCATAACCACTACGGGTAGTCTGGGTAGCAGAGACAATGGGAACATTGAATTCCACTGCCAGACCGCGAAGTTCTTCAGCAATTGCCTTGATATATGAATAAGAATTGACAGACATATTTCCCCTATACCTAGAGGAAGCACAAATATTAAGGTAGTCGATAAAAATAATATCAGGTCTAAATGATTTCTTAAGAGCAAGTTCATTTAAAAGTGCCTTAAAATGACCACTATGAGCAGAAGCAGTCGGATATTCTTTAATTATAAGAGAACCCTGAGTCTTCTTGGCAATATTATTGACCTTATTCTCAAACATTGCACGAGGCAAATCTTCTAACTGTTGAATAGGAACATTCAATAAGTTTGCATCAATTCGTTCAGCAATTTTCTCTTCTGCCATCTCCATTGTAATGTAGAGAACGTTCCTGCCCTGGAGCAAGACGGAGCTAGCAACATGGCACATGAATAAAGACTTCCCGACGCCTGTACCAGCAAGAGCGATATTAAGAGTTTTGTTAGGGAGGCCACCTTTCGTGATTTTATTAAAGTAATCGAGATCAAATTCAATTTTTTCTTCCTTTCTGTGATAGTACTCATACCTTTCCTCATAGTTCAGTAAATAATCGTGTCCAATATTATTATCAAAAGATACTGCTAATGCATCAGAGAGAATATGTGGAATTGCATCTCTACCCTTTGCATCATCTTTACCATCAGCAATATGTATAGATTCCATAAGAGCAAGATAAATTGCTCTGTCCCGACACCACTTCTCGGTAATATCTAATACCCACTGTTTATCTACTGGTAAATTATTGAGATTTGGAAGTAATTCTCCAATATCCTTATTTTCAGATTCTGTTAAATCTCTACGATTTTCAATTTCAATTGATAATGCTTCAATAGTGATTGAAGAACTATATTTAACTATGAATTTAACAACTTCTTCAAATACAACTTTCTCTACTCTTTGTTGAAAATATTCTGGTTGTATAAATGGAATAACTTTTCTAGCATAATCTTCGTTGTATATCAGGTTTCTTAAAATTGTTAATTCAAGTCTTTCCATTATTTGTAGTGTAAATATGTACTCAAAAGGTATTTTGGATTACTAATTGGGGGATTTCCTTTATGGGGAAACATCCATAGAGGAGGAAAAATAACCATTGTCCCTTGCTTTGGAGCAATGGTTAAATCTTTAAAGATAGTTTCTCCACCAGATTCAACATCATTTAAATACCAAAAAAATGAAAGAAATCTTCTAGATGAAGCATAATCTGTAACATCAACGTGAGTATCAAATCTATCAATACCATCACAGTTATACTTTTTTATTCTAAATTGCTCAAATGCATGAGATTCTGGAAATACTCTTCCATCAATAAACTCATAATATCTATCTCGATAATGAAAAACAGTCTGTATTAAAAAATTATGAACGTTTTGGCTATCTTGAGAATATTCCCTTTGTTCAGTCAAGTTAATCTGAGAAAAATTAGGTTTTCCATCTAAATCATACCGTTCTAGTTTTTCAGTATTATTTTCATAAAAACCAATCAAAAACTCACATATATCCTTAGTAAGAACGTTTTCATGAATATGAACAAAATCTAAAAGATTATCCATAAGAAAATTCGCCTTTGGCAATTACATCAAGTTTTTCCATTACCTCATCGGTAAAATATTTTTCGGGATTTTTGAGAATTTCTTTGGCATAGATTTTCTTCCCATCAATCTCATAACGACCTGCTACATTCTTCCAGAGTCCACCAATCTCACCAAGTTCCAAAAGACCGTAATAACGATCAAGGCCGCGCTCATCATAATACAAACGGACTTCAACATCTTGATTCTCCTTGCTTAAACGTGATTTGTGAGTCTTTGCCTTGATAATGTTTCCGATGACATCTGTTCCATCTTTTTCTTTTTTCTTGCTGAGATAAATGATAGTAGAAGCGGCATACTTAAGACCACTGCCACCACCCATCTCTTTTGTAGGAACGTAAGAGCCAATAACATCGTAGGTATGGTTAGTAACAATCATAGGAATTTTTGCTTGACCTAATTTGAGGGTAAGCATACGGAATGCACCTTTAATCAGTTGAGATTTGGTCATGTCCCGAACTTCCTTATCATTCAGTGCATCATTAATCTCCTTACTGGTGGAAAGCATCCCTAAAGAGTCTAGCACAAACATACAGGGACTGCGTTCTCCTTCGGGTTTCTTCATATAGAGATCAACTGCCTTAAGTGCCTTACCACGGAACTCTTCAACGGTTACTACATTGACAACCACCAGACGAGTTGTGTCAATTCCCCTGCTCTCCAGAAGGGATTTGGTGATTGCTGCTTCAGTATCAAAATACAAACAATATCCAGTAGGATTATTGTCAAGAAAATTTTTAACGACGGCAAGAGAGAAGAAAGTTTTACCAGTAGAACTCTCACCTGCGATTGCAGTAATCTTATTCCCAGATACACCACCAAATATACTGCCGGATACAAGAGCATTGAAAATGTACGAACCTGTGTCCACAAAAGTTTCGGTTTCATCAATCTCTGAGGCAAGTTGGGTGTATTCTCCACCAATTTCTTTTACAATATCTTTAAGGAAGTCCATTAGGCAAAAAATGAATCAAGGTTTACGGTTTTTTCTACTTTCCAACCAATCGCATCAAGTATAGATTTAAGTGGTTCTAAGAAACTCTTCTCAAATTGTAGTTCATAATCAATGTATTTGTCAAGACCAAGCTCCTTAGGAAAATCTGAAATAAAGGAAATTACATTTTCCTGAATAATATTTGGTTTCTTTAAATATACAAATTTAAGTTTTTCACCATTATTAATAAGGGAATACTTATTAGTCAGTTTATTTTCTTTAATATAATGATTGAAAAGCAGTGCTCCACGAATATGAATTGGAGTTCCTTTCACATAAATGTCAGAAGAAGAACGATACTTACGAACGTCAGATGCTGTTCTGGGGAAAGAAATTTCTTCTGGGGGAAGAGATTTAAACTTTTGACGGCAATTGTCAATGAAGTCTATTACTTCATCCTCAGTTCCACTCATCATCAGTTTTAGAGCATCCTTAATCATTTGGCGACAAGGAGCAGGAGTTGATGATTTAACCGCTTCAATACCCATCATCTTAAGTTTGGGTTCGGTGTATCGCACACCTTCACTGTCCCAAACATTCAGAATATAACGCTTCTTGGCAGTCCAGATTCCACGGTCGGCAATATTCTCCCGCTTCATTTGCATCTTTTGATCATATGCATTTACATAGTCAGCCAGTTCTTGGTAGCAACCTTCAATATACTTTTCAAGTTCCACCTTACAGATCTTATCAAGGAACGAAACAACGCTTTCAGTAGTTTTCTCTCTTCCCTGGTATACAGTTTCAACCAAAGGACCCATATTAAGATAAATGGAATCAGTATCAGAAGCAATAACATAATCAATACCCTTAGTTTTAAGAACTTTGTTTAGATAAGAGTTCATCTTCTCTTCAATCCAACGAATGGCAACCTGACCCGAAAGAGTGATTGCCTCAGCATTTGCTAGTTTGAAATAACGGAAATACTGATTTCCAATGGCACCATAAGCAGAGTTAAGAGAAATCTTTTTTGCCATTTGGATGTTGTTACATCTTGCAATTTCTTTCTCAAGTTCTTTTGATTTTTTCTTCTCATATGCCTTCTTTGCCTCAATCATTTTCTTCTTGTAGATAACTCGGTCGTTATACATTTTTTCCATAAGTTCTGGAAGAAATCCACGAATATCCTTACGATACATTGCACCATTAGGACAGACCGCATAATCCTTATACATTTCAAAAGTAAGTTCCTGATTGAGAATCTTATCCACAGTCACGCTGGGATGCCTTTCATCAACAAGAGTTTCTGGACTTACATTGAATTGCATAATCAAGTGTGGATAAAGACTATTAAGGTCAAAGTTAACCACATACTCATAAACACCAGGAATTGGTTCCTTTACATAAGCACCGGCATATTTTGCATCTTTATCAGTTTTTTCCTTTGGGGGAATAACAATATTGCGCTTTTTAAGATAGTTATAGATGATTGTATCCCACATTCTTACCTGAAAGAATACATCAGCATAATTAACCTTAGCATCATATGCCATAGTCAATGCCAGTTCAATTAGTTTCATCTTGTCTTCCAAACGGTCAACAAGTTCCACGTCGATGATGTTATATTCTACAAACTTTTGCCAACCTTTAGTATAGAAATCTTTAAAAGTATCAAACTCAGAGTGGTCAAGTTTTTTCTGTCCAAGTTCCACATTAGCAATATGGTCTAGGCGATAAGATTCCTGATTAGTATAAGTAAACTTCTTATAAAGGTCCAAATAATCAAGTTGAGTAATTCCACCAACATCGTAAGAAATATGCTTTCTTCCGGAAATATAAACTTCATCCTCAGTAACAAGACCCCAAGGAGACATACGCTTCATAAGTTTTTCACCTAGAACGCGGTCAATACGTCTAACAAGATAAGGAATGTCATACAACTGAATGTTCCATCCAGTCACAACTTCGGGAGCATTTTCTTCAATCATCCACCAACTAATGAAATCATTCAACAAATCATATTCGGTAGAAAATTGACGATAGGTTACGTTCTTCTGACGATTGGTATATGGACCCAATCCCCAGGTACGAATTTTCTTAGTTGTATAGTCTTGAATTGTAATGAGAAGTACTTCTTCGGCGGCACTTTCTACATCAGGGAATCCATTTTCAGATGCAACCTCAATATCCAAAGTCATCAATTTGATTTTACTAATATCAAATTTAATTTCATCTTCGGGATATTTTTCGGAAATATATTGATAGATGTACCTAGTATTTCCGTAGATTGAGAATCCTTCTACACCATCATATTTTTTAATAAAATCCCTACAATCTCTAACAGAACCAGGATTAATTGGTTCAACATACTCACCTTGGAGAGTTGCGTATTTGGTTTCTTTTTTAGACGGAACAAAAAGGGTTGGAGAAAACTTCTCACGGGTCATAAAGTGATTACCATCTTCATAACCGCGAACCAAGAAGTGGTCCCCAACCATTTGTACGTTTGTATAAAATCTCATCAGGCAGACAATTCAATATACTTTTTAATAATTTCTTTTTTTGGATCCACTATGGTGAGAATATCACTAGATTTAATTAGTATTTCTCTTTGTTCTGTTGTTGGTGGCCAAGGAACTAGTTCATGATTATCATCATACTCAAAGGGATTAATTAATTTGCAATCAGGTTCTCCAACATCGCCCATCAATTCTTCAATTTCAGTAATTAGAACAACATCAACATTTAAAATGATACACTTAATTTGATTTGTCATTTACTTTATCCTCATACATTTTTTTCAGATCTTGAACCGGTTCAACCATAGTTACTACCCAATCTGTTGGGACTGGTATATTTTCTTCAGAAGTTAGTAGAATCCATGGAGATAATGTTATTTCAACAGTTTTACTACTAACATCTACCTCTAGGTCTTCAGAAAGAACTACCGGAGTATTAGTTTTAACTCTATGTGGTTTAGTAAACAAATAACTCACAATTTTCTCATCAGAGACTAGTTCTTTAGCATCACAAATGAGTAATTCTCCAGATTTCAATAATGCTAGTTTTATCGACATTTTAAACTCCATACATCTAGTCGTTCATCAATTATAGCAAAAAAATGGGGAGGCGTCAACTGGATTTTGCCAGTTGCCTCCCTGCGGCGACGATATTCAAATATATTTATAGATAATCCTTGCGACTATGATGTTCTGGAACTATCTTTCCTAATCGAATGGTAAGTAATCCATCTTCAAAGATGACTTCTCGGACTTCTGTGTCGTCTGAGAGAGTCCATGCCCTTTTGAAACTTCGTTGAGCCAAACCCTTGTGGATAAACGTCCTATCCGATTCAGTATCTGATTTTTGCCCTTCGATAAAAAGTTTTCCATACTCTGTGAAGACATTTACTTCCTCCTTTTTGAATCCCGCAAGCGCAATCTCTAAATGAGATTCTACATTATTTACCTGAATTAGATTGTAAGGTGGATAATTGTTTGTAGTTTCGTGAAGATTAAATAGACGATCAAAATATTCGTCCATTCCAATACTATTACGTGTAATCCTATCCATCAAGGTAGGAAGATCCGCAGCAGAATATCGCGTAATGTTAGTCATTATGGTAGCTCCTTTTTAAGCGAGTTTGTGTTTTGTGGACCCCGAAGGCGTCCTTACTATTATATATCAGTTAATAATAAAAAAGGGAGTGTTGAACTCCCCACTTTATTATTCGGTTTTACGAAACGCAACTAGTAGTATCAATATTGAAAAGTTTATTTAAATTAGAAACTTTATCATCTTTATATTTTTTGGCTGTTTTTTTCCACTCATTTCCAATCCTTTTTACAGTTTTGTCATCCATCCACTTATCAATATAATATAAGCACCAAGAAACCAATTCTTGAAATTGAGAAAATCTTGTGCCCTTTTCTGGGAAAAAATTATTCTCTTTCCATTCTTCAATAATTGTAGTAATTCCATCATATGTGTCTGGCATCGTGTTTGATTTCTTTTTATCAAGACGTTGAAGCCCTTCTATCAAAAGATCATTTTTAGTGCCGTATTTTTTAAGTGACATGAGAGCGGCACAAATCCAAGTTTGATTCCAATTAGAATCTATCGTAATTAAAGAATCTAAAGATTTAATTTCTTCAATAAAATTAAATGTCTGTCCAGGAATAACTTCTGGAGAGGTTACTTGGCTAGTATAAGTTTCTGGATAGAAACAATTAGATGCCATATTTAATGCTGTAATAATTTGACCCTTTCTAAATTTTTTAGAAAGAGGTTCATAATTAAACATTCCAGTTATAATACCGTAAAACTTCTCTTGATTTGCTTCTGTAGCACTAATAGAATCAAATGTATTATAACATTTACGAATCCTTTCAAAGGATTCGAAGGAAAATTCAATAACAAGAACATCTTTGGGAATGTGGTTGCTTCCTCCGTTTACCCAATTCATAGCTCGTGTATTGGAATCTACCCTAAACTTCGATCCCTTCTTATATTTTTTTCCTCTAACTATATCATCATTTAACAATTTACATACAAAAACAACAGCATGTTCTGTAATGAATTCGGAAAGATATTTTTTTGCTTTATTCAATCTCCCTTCAGTATCTCTCTGACAAAATACTTCTTCAAGTTCAGAATATTCTGAGTAAGTCATCCAATACGAAGTAAGTGTATTAGATTCTTTGATGGGAATAAAAGGTACTATATCACCCATACTATTTTTAATTACTTTCATTTTAAATCCTCTAAATCTACCACTTCCAAAAGCAGGTTGTGGGAGGTTACTAAGAAATTATATAATAAAAAAAGACCCCTGTCAAGGGGTCTGATACTATTCAGTTTCTTCTACCTTTTTCTTTTTTGCGCCAATATTATACTTGGTCTCCAGAATCCAATCCCCTTTGTCCTTATATGACAATACTTTAATCTGATTAAGGGGAGCAATGTCTTGAATTTTTGTGACATCCACAATAGTAACAAGACCCCAATCAGCGATTAATTGGGCAATACGATTACGACGCTGAACATCATTTACGGTTAGATTGGCGTGTTTACCGTCCAGAGCAAATAGTTCTTTAAAATGCACCAGATAGTATCTACCTTGCTTATGAAGAATATGGCAAGATTGATAGATTTTCTTTTCCTTTCTTGAAGCAACTCCGATACGAGTCAAAGTTTCACGAACTTTTAAGAAGTCATCTGGTTCATTCAGAATAACTTCAACCATTTGGTCGGGCGTCCACTTTACTTCAGGTTCTTGAACGACACTCATTTTGTTCCTCCAGTTTCAAATTTCGATTTAATAAATGTTAGTTGTTCTTTGGTAAGAATCCTCAAAGCCTGCTGTGCCTTTTCATTACTATATCCATAATAACGTTTGACAATATCAAGATCTTTGATTGTATCTTTACGGAGCCAAGGAGAAAATCTCTTCTTAACCCTCAGAGTATTTATAAAAAAGTCATATTGCATTTTCTTTGGGAGGAAATGATACTGATTCATTTCATTCGCAAACATAATACAATCAAGATGTCCGGAAAGACACCGATTGATAATATAGGGAGCATATTCCTTCTCAACCGAAGGATCTTCATCAATCAGATTTTTCTTCGTTTGATTGATTGAATTTAACCAGTCCTTCAATTCCATAATTAAAAAGCAGCAGTTCTTTACGTTGTTTCTGGTCTCTCATATATTCACCGACCGAACGCATCGTATAAGTCAAATCAAACTCGGCAGCGTTCCAGTTCTTGAATCTATCCTTTACTAGTTGATCAGAATTATAACTCACTAATTGATCCATATTGTTAGCATCACAATCAGCAGCGAACTTATCGTGATCAAATCCTTTGTGCATTGATCCCTTGTTCCCATAGAGATTATCCTTAATGTCATAAGGAGGATCGAGATACATAAAAGCACCCATATTCCCATCCATCAGATAATCATAGGAGTAATTAGTTATACGCCAGTTCTCAATCAGTTTAGAATACTCTGGCAACTTTTCAATTCCTCTAATGCTGAAGTTATTGTTAGATGCCTGAGGAGAAAAAGAAGAACTTGCAGTGAGACCACTAAAGGAACACTTATTGACAATATAAAATCTAACTGCCCGCTCAAAATCTCCAGTATTAGGATCGTTCAGGATAGTTTTAGAGATGTCAAACAATCCCCTCGCAGAATCCGGATCAGGACAGGCACTCTTAAAATGTAAGAGGTGATCCTTGAGTTCTGTCCCAAACATCTGGAGTTGCTGCCAGAAGATTACAAGAGGCGAATAGAG